AGAAAGCAGTAACATTATTATTAAAGATAGCGGCACCCGCATCAGACATATCAAGAGTTAAGGCTGTAATTCCTGAACCGTTATCGTTACCTTGAAAGATCATATCCTTGTCTTGTACAATAGATTTAAATGTTAAGTTACTACTTGAAAGGTTTATATTTCCCTCATGAGTACCAGCAGATTTCAATAAAATATCATCACCAGCGGCATCCAGTATAATGTCTGCTGCTGCATCGATTATAAAATCATCTGTAGCTGTAAGTGTGTCCGCATCAAGCGTCATCTCATCTACAACTACACCCGCGTTAGCAGTTACTACCCCAGTAGAAATAATCGTACCTGAGTTGGTAAAGTTTCCAACCACATCAATCAACGTGGCAGTAAGTTCAATTTCGTCTGTTGCTGCAAGGTCTAAAACAGTTGCACTAGGTGCATGAATAAACTGACTCGCATCACTAAACATGATTTTATTGGTACTGTTTAAAGTAAGACCAGAACCATCTGTGTGTGTTAAAGTAGTGTCCGCGTCTGCGCCAAACTTTAAAACTGCGGAGTCAGAACTTAAACTAAGATTACCCGCCAAGCTAACCCCTGTTAAGATATCATACACAACGCCACCACTACCCAGTCCGTCTGACGCAATAACTTTTGTTGCACCCGCTGGGATAGCTACATTCGCGCCACTACCACATGTGAATGTCAATACCGCTGACGTTGAGTTAAACATAAACCAAACTTTAGAGACGGTGTTGGGTAAAATTGTTACAGTACACGCTTGCCCGCCACCTGTAAGTTTAATTGCCATGCTTCGGTCTGGATCTGCTGCGCCATCTGCTATTGTAAGATTGTCTGTAGAAGCGTTAGCAATAACTCTCGTACCCCAACCCAGTGCCTGACCGATCAACTCCAAGTTAAGGTTTGTCGTGGTACCCCAGGTTCCCGCTCCATCCCCCGTCGCCAATTCGTTAAGTCTAAGGTTGTTTACATAGGTACTCGCCATTTTATATGTTCCTTATGCCGCTATTTCTGTCCAGTTGGGATCTTGCGTTATACTCACCGCACTCCAACCAGGGTTTTGTGATACACTTATAGCATTCCAGCTAGGGTCTTGTGAAGGACTAATTATAGACCACACATTTGTTTCACCAATTGCGCCCGTTGCAGCCACTCCCGTAGGGAACACTGTGGTGTTTATTACAACAGTTGGACTTCCCGTTGCGCCGGTGGCACCAACCCCGGAAGGTTCGGCTAAGCCCTGAATTGCAACCGTTGGATTTCCCGTTGCGCCTGTTCCAACAACGCCAGTGGGTTGGACTAAAGCAGTGGTTACAACAGTTTCATTACCAATCGCGCCTGTTCCAACAACCCCATCTTCAAGGACTATGATATCTATTATAACATTTTCATTGCCGAGCGCACCAGTTCCAGCAACGCCAGTGGGTTGGACTAAAGCAGTGGTTACAAAACTTACACTTCCAACTGCGCTAGTTCCAGCAACTCCAGTTGAAATAACAACAGGTATAGCTCGGCCCCAAGGACCTTGACCCCAAGTACCTCGTCCCCAACCTGTTATAAAAGCCATGAGTTACCCCGTTAAGCTATGCGGATAATTGCATTCGAAGCATCCGCAGTTGGAAATTGTATCGTGAATGTTCCAGAGGAAGAAGTTTTATTCGATCCAAAGTCTAGTACGGCTACTGCTTTATTCCCGTTGGTGTCATTATAAATTAAAGCACCTCTTGCTGTAATGCTGGCTGTTGTAAAACTTATGTTTCCAAAATCAGTTATGCCTGTCGTTCCTACATTAGTAGGCGTTACTTTTGAAAGAGCAGAGCCACCTGTAGTGTACGATCCGCTTGAAGCTACTTCTCCCGTAGTTACTAGCACCGTAGTAGCCGCACCTAGAGTTGCAGTTGTGCTTGATTTTCCGCCACCGCCAATAGCATACAACGCCAAATTAAAAGCATTGCCGCCTGTTGCAAAATTATGCGTTGCCGTCAGAAGTTCTTTTTTAAATGTTGTGCACATTGCCTGTGTAATTGCCATTTTATAATCTCCTTATAGTGTCAGCTAAGTCGGGGTGACCAGCCTCTCTTAGTTTATGGGCTATAGTAGCACGTTCCTCACGTCTAGCCAACTCTATATGATAATGCACGACATTTCGCACGTTATCAGAAAAAGCTTGCGCTTGTTGCCTAATTGGTTCCGGTGCTGTTTCCGACACAGCGACTATCTTATTAGTAGCCATCTCTGAAATTTGATCGTTACTGAGTCCGCCATTGTCCGACGAAACTATGCTAACAAAACCTGTTTCCACTCCTCCATTTACGCTAAACATTTTTTGCCTCCCCCCCATTCATGTGTTTGTGATCGTGTCTTCCAAAGATTATTGGGTCTTGATCCAACGGCTCTGGTGGTTCCACCTTAGATTGCCTAGTGATCAACAACCCTCCGCCCATATGTGACTGCACTAAAGGATCTTCTAATCTGTGATATCCATAAAGTTTTTCGTTTTCAGGTACATTTGTATCTAAAAGCCCTGAACTATGTGCAACTTCTATTTTTACACCTCGAGTCGTAGCAATAGCACACCAAAATTCAGTGCAAGCTCTCCCTGCTTCTGCCATGCTTACATTCTTGTATGTATAGTCTAATCCGTACAAACAAAGTTCTTTCACTCCGTAGTATATTGCATACGCTATTGCATAGGGAACAGTATTGTTGAAGTAACAGATGTTTAAATCTTTAATGACAGCTTCGAGAGGATATAGTTCTAAATGTTTTACTCGATCATCTAACTCGCAAGTAATGATAGGTTTAGTGTTTTTTGTTAAGAACTTTCGCGCTATTCCCGTCTGTGATCCCGCATCATCTGAGTCCAAGAACCGAGATACGGGGTCCATCATTATAGTTTTATCAACATGAATGATCCCACCTACGCAGTTAATTCCCCAGACTTCATCGAAATGTTCTGAACGTATTCTAGCCGCTATGTAGTCAGAATAGCTCCCACCCAATCCAACAATAGCTAGTTTCATGACCTACGTCTCTCAGGCAACCCTCTTCTGTAAGCGTCTGAATTTTCCCTGGCTTCGGCATAATCTTTTAATCTAGCTACCGATTCTGAGAATCTTTCATTGTACATCTGCATTATGTCGGACTCACCCTTCATATAAACAGTAGCCTCCACTAAGCTTCCAAACAACATCGCATTAGGAGCATACTCACTTAACCAAGTTGTTCCTGAGTCCGCAAGTGCGGTTAAGCTTTGTGGTCTATAGAAATAATGAAGCTCCATTTTATACTTATCGTCAGGCACAGGTGCAACGACGAAGTTATCTGTATCAAAGAGCGCATAGTATAAAGGCACCCCGACTTGTAGAAGAGCCGGTGTCGTATCTTGTGGTGCTGGTGTGTACGTCTGAATAAAATTCACATCCTTTTGAAGTAAGAATGTTTTGGCAATAATTCCAGCAACAGCTTGTGTACCATCGTACGCAGCCGATAAACTAAAGGAAGACAGGTAATCAGAAGGTACAGCAAGAAACTGACTGTTTGCTTGTAGAGTACCCGTTGCATTTTTTCTAAAATCCGTAAGATCTACAGATTTTAAAAGCCGCTCCTCTACAGTTCTTATAAAAAGGGGGATGTTTGCAACAAAACTTGTCTCTGTATTATCTGCATATTGTTGGATTGCTGTTTTTAATGTTCCATATGTAAAGCTCATGTTATCACCACCGTTACAATTCCTACCTCTCCCGTACCTGGAAGATTGTTAGGAGTTAACCCATCATTACTTGCCATACCTACAGGATTCCATCCATATTGTATAACTCTTTCTGCTGCCAGATTTGACTGTGGCCTAGGATCTCTTAATGCTTGAGGGTCTGGTGTTACAGGGGGAGGCTTTAATTGAGGTTGTTTCTCTTCCCACTCGTCTGGACCAACTTTAGCACCCGTCCATTCTACTCGCATCGTGTTTAGACGATACCTCCAACCAGACCTATCTGAAATACCCCAAGCTTTTTTACCACTTGCGTAAGCCATTAGTTTGCCCTCAGATAACTACCACTCGGTCGTAAGGCGAGATCTAAAAAGTCTTGATCCATGTCAGCGGCTCTAGCAAATTCTTCTTCGTAAACAGATTTTAATATTTGCAACCTATCTGGAGCTCGTTTCATAGCCATATAGTATGCTAGTCCTGCAACAAGGCAAGGATAGAACCGTAAAGGAGCCTCCACGTTGTTGTACAAATAGTCTGCATCTTCCATTTGTTGGATGTAATAATACGTCAAGGTATCTGTTGAGTTCTCTGGAGTAGCCCAAACATTTATAATGGGAGAAATCTTCCTTTCAAAATAATATTGACTAGGTCTTCCTTGGGTAGTCTTCTGAGGTATGGTAGCGTAATTAGCCCTACTGATTTGATCCATCTCGTAGTCCGTACCATCTCGATTAAGAACTATCTGTAATATGTCAACAGTGTGTTTGCCCAAAGGGTAAGCCGAAGTACCTTGTGTTAAAGCTTGAGTAGCAGAACGTACTGTCCAAAGATTAACTCCTCTGTTGGACCAATCAGCAAACATTAAGTTAAGAGATCTTCTAGCTGTCTGTGCGTCGTATCCTGTTCTAACTTCTAACCCGCATCGCTCATACGCTTCTTCTATTATTTCTGAGATACTAAGATCAAAGTTTTTAGTTCCTGACGTTGACATATTTCACCCTTTCTATAGAAAGATTTTTCATTATTACGGTTAACATTGTATGGTTACGATCTAGTTTATCACTCATCACGGCTGTGGTTTTATCCACGTTAACTAGAGTACGAGTGACCCAAGCCGACCATGTTCCAGTCACCCCCATGACAGTTGTAAGACCCGCCGCGATAAAAAGTAATTTAACAGAACTACTCATTAACATCTCCATCTCTTACGAGCTTGTCGAAGCCGACTGTTGGGATCTTTAGCCGCTTTCGGAAACTTTTTCATTTGTCCAGCAGACCTAGCGCAATAAGACTTTCGTCTCTTCGCATCCTTGCTACCTTTCTTAACTGTTCCCGTAACCGCAGTCTTTAACTTTGATTTTGGGTTCTTTGCTCTATACGATGCAACACCAGCTTTTGTCATTCCCGCCCCACTCTTAGTAGGGCGAAAGTTCTTTTTATTTCTCTTTGGCATGTTATCAGCCATAAGAACCTCTAAGCGTAGAAGATCGTTGCAGAGGACGCATTAACAGAACTGTAAGTAAGGAACGCACCGTCTGGAAATACCATCCCATTGTCAGGTACATCAGGATATTCCGAACCCACACCCGCAGGAGTTTGATACTGTAAAAGAGCCGTTCCTGTTACAGAAGCGTTTCTAAACGAAATCGTTCCACCCGTAGCAGTGCTGACTAAATAAATACCTTTTAATCTACATCGTCCTGCAAAAATAGTAGCTTGAATTGTAGAGCCTGATCCCGCTATAACTGTTCCCGCTGGATCACCTACTGCGGCTATCTGAGTAACCGTTGCAAATACTGATGTTCCTGTTGCTATTCCCGCGTTTGCGCCTGTAATAGTTTCTGCTAGACCCACTCCGTTTGCATTTGTTCCAGTAACTGTAAAAGTTATTGCACTGTCATTACCACCAGAAGTGATAGTAACATTTCTTGGACTGTCAAAAGTAACAGCACCGCCGTCTGCTAACGCACCAGTTATAACTAAGTTAGCGTTGTTTCCAACCTGTGCGCTTACTGAAATTCCGTTCGGATCTGCTGCTGCTGATACAATAAACGTGGCTTGTACGTCTGAACCCGCCATATTATTCTCCTTTAAAGTGTAGGCGGGGAGTTACCCCCGCCAGATTAATTAACTAGTAGCAAAGACCGAAGTACCCGCCGCAGCCGCAGTACCTGAAGACGCGAGACGCGCTTCCGCTCTCCACGCAGCTCCACTATAAGTAAATATTATGCGACTTCCGATTCCTGGGCCCGCGTTGGTTAGACCAACTGCATTAAGGAAATCATGGCTAGTGCCATTCGCTACTAACACTGCGTTAACATTTGCTAGTACAGTAGTGTTCTTGTATATTGCAGAATTTACTGCAAAGAACTCACCCGAAGTACCAAACTTCATAGTCTGTCCGTTAGACGCAAGAACGTTGTAATCAACAATAATTGAATCGCCTTCTTCGGAATCCGCTTGAGCTGGTAGCGTTGCTACTATCGCGTTACCATTAGCTGGTGTAAGATAGTGAGTGTTTTTTACCAGAGGTGCATCGAAACCGTTTGCCATTTGTAAAATGGTTCCCGTTGCTGCAACTACACCCGTTTTATTAGAAATACCGTCATCTACTTTAGCTGACTCACCATAGGTTGAACCCGTAGTTATGGTTCCGGTTGTAGCGTCAATATCAATATCTTGAAATCCGTTTTGAGAACGAACTGGTCCGTTAAAAGTTGTATTAGCCATGTTAATCTCCTTGTCGTGGCAAATGTCAGACGCGGAATGCGGCTGTCAAGGTGATTGTAGAATACATCAATTGAAAAGAAAAAGAAAGGGTCAAGCGTTAATACTTGACCCTCCCCCTATTTATTTATCTTTTTTAGCTTCTTCTGCAATAATAAGTCCTAGAATGGCACATGCAACACCGATGAACAATAATTCGCCCACACCCGATATTATACCTATACCTATTACTCCTACACCTATCGCAGCATAGCTTGACGGTTCAGACA